ATATAGAATATGGTGCTGACTTTGTAGTGCTTCCATCTTCTTCTTTAGTCTGCTCATCATCATTACCACGAACATGTAGAGCATAGGTGTCAGTTTTTTCGTGGTGATCTTTAGCATGAATGACAAGTTTACCACCACAACCTGACTGTCCAGGTTTACCTGTTGCCATGACGATGTTACCATTCACATCGATGTGGAACATCGATTGACCATTAGTTAAAATGAAACCTGTAGATCCATCCTTGTTTGTATAGGTTCCCATTGTCCACCCATGTTTGGTGGCAATTACATTAAAATCTTCATTACTAAACTGACCTTCTTCGGGCGCATCAGCACCTTCAGGTCTTGCTGGACCATTTTTTTGTAGTTTCTTCTGTTCAGAACTTGCTTTTTGTTCTGTTGCTTTCTCTTGTGACATTATGGACAATCAACGTAAGATCCAGTTCCAATCTTGGCGTAACCTTTACGCTCAAGTTCATTACTATCTAGGCAAACCATGTTAGGTAAGAAACGAGCACCACCGCCTCCACCACCTAATAGTGCGACAATAGGCATGTCTGTATAACGCTTGCTTCTGTCAAGTGTTCTAATACTGACGACAAATCCTCTTTGATCGATAACTGCCTCTGCAAGATCTCTTTCTCCATTGATCAGAACAACGGGTGCTTCAGTGTATCCACTACCAGGAGATAGCAGAGTGAAGGAATCAACGACACATTGTAGATTGTTTTCGTCAGGTGTATTAGGAACATAGTTGATACCTTGTCTAGTGACTCGGACTTCAGTAACAAACCCTTTATCATTGAGCAGAGCAACAGCACCAGAACCATATCCATCGCCAGTGATGATGATCTGAGGTGCAGTCTGATATGGTCCACCAGGAACTTTAATAGGAATCTCTACAATAGCACCAGTGTTATCAGTAACAATATCACCAGCGATTGGTTTCTTGATTGTGAAGTCACCATCATTATTATCATTATTATCATCTATTACTTCATCTTCCTCACCACCTGCTTCAGTGATGCTAAATGATGTGCTAACTCCTTTACTTGCAAGAATAATAGTTGCATTCTCGATACCCTCAACAGTGCTATCATCCTCAATACCAATGACAAATGCAGCAGCACCATTTTTAATGACTAGAGTTCCAGATAGTGTTCTACTTACAAAGTCTTCTGCTGTAATGCCACTACCAATAATGTAGTAATCAACCTCAGTATTATCAGCAACATATTGTGTAGTTACTGTGACTAGAACATCTTCTCCTTCCTGATATGAATTCTTATCTGTAGTAAGATTCCAAATAGCAACCTGTGATGGATCTGGCAATACTGGATCATTAACATCACTATCAATTGCAACATCAGTAGAAGTCGTTAATGGAAATTCTTCTGTTGTTCCATCATTATCTGTATCTAATATGATTGGAGTTTTTGTAGTAGCAGTAAAGATCAGTAGTTCTGGTGCTTGTTCTACTTCCTCATCTGTTGCAAGAACAACAGAAACTGTAGCAGCATTGTTTGTGACAGTAAACTCTCCTATGAGAGATCCAATGATGTCACTTTCTGTAATAGTAGGACCAGATAGTTCGTAATTAAATTCAGTTCCGTCAGGAATATTAACACCTGTTAGATTGTAGACAATAGTGTCTCCTTCTTTGTATAGATTACTCTCTGTGTATACTTCAATGAATGGTTCATCGCCCAGTGGTAGAGTAGGCAAACCATCATCATCAGGATCAGGGAATATAATTGATCCATCATCAGGTAAATTGTCTTCATCAATAGGATCATCGTCAAAATCTTCGTCAAGATCTATCTCTGGAATTGGGAAGTCGCTAACAGCATCACCAGATGGTGGTGTGTTTTCTGGAGATGGTGAGAGATCATCTGGAACACCACCAACAAATGAAATTTCGGTAGGTTTCTTCTTAGGAACTTGTTTTGCTTCATCACAAATAAATGCAGACGTATCACCGACTCCTTGTTCAATTTGTTTTAATAGTTTATCAAGATCATCACCACCATCATTACTATCACAGTCTGTGCATTTTTCTTGTATTGGTTCACACTTTTGAGCAGGTCCTGTGCAAGTGATTCCCAGTAGTTTCATGAACTTATTGATGATTCCACCGATGAAGTTCAATGGTGCAGCAATTGCTTCTAGAATTGCTTGGATAGGTGCAAGAATTACATTGACAAGTTCATCAAATTTAGCAAGGATCTCATTCAGAATGCCATCAACTAGTGTGTCTATAAAACATGCAGCATTATTGAATACATCTTGAATGAATCCCATCAACAGATCAGTGATGAATCGTGCAATAGTATCAGTGATGTCTGCGATACTACAACCAAGTTTCTCAAAGATATCATCAAAGATCTTCTTAACTGCTTTGAGTCTATTACTCTTCTCTGTGATTGGTTTGAATGCTTTATCTGGATCTGCGAGTGGTCCAGTATTACCTACTACTTTTTCTGTGGTTAGTAGATTTTTATTCAGAAAATCAATTGCTTCACGTAACTTTTTAGTAATCTCTGTTTTACCTCTAGCAATAAAACTCTTAACAAGTCTGACAACACGACCAATATGATAACGTGCTTGTCCAATACCATCATAAAGAAGACCATTGATCTTACTTACATAGAAGTCGCCAATGTTTCCTCCTGATGCTTGGTTAGCAGCAAGAAGATCGCCAACGATTCTAGTCAGACCACTACGAAGATTATTCTCTTGTCCACAGTTAGGGTTAGCAACAACAATACAACTCTTACCACCAGTGGGGTTAGTTTCACTGTGCTTTGCATATGCTGCTAATAATATAGGTGGAGCACCATCTTTCAGATCTGCTTTATCTGCATCAACAACACCCTTGTCTGTATTAGCACCGCTCTTGTTCTTACCACTCTGGGTATCTGCAGATCGATTCTGCTTTGGATTGGTCTTAGGATCAACGACAGGTTTGAAGTTTAGTGGAGCACTTGGATTCTCATCTTGGAATGAATCTTTAGTAGCACCTTTGACACCACCAATAGAACCCATGATAACAGGTTTCTGCTTGTCATTATCCAGGTAGAATCCAACAACAAAACAACCACGTTGCAGTCCAGGAGATGCACCACCAGTTCCACCTTCAATGAACGGTGTGGTCACAGGCATCATGATGTGCGCCCATGGTAGTTCCTCTGTAGATGTAGCATTGTCACCTGTCTTCAGGTGTTGTCCAATGATACGCACACGATATCTACCAGACCTTTTAGGGTCGTCCTTTTTGTTGGTCTCTACCTGACCGATCCACCAGGAGAATCCGTCAGAACCAATCTGGTGTATGGGATACAGTGATGATAAAGATTGATCCATCTTTTAATAACTCCTACTCTTATTTAACCTTGGAGGCATATTCTTTAATACCCATGGTGTCACGGATGAGTTCCAAGTTGGTGAAGAACTGAGGTTCTCCACTATCAACAATGAATGCAAAGTTGTGAGACAATGCAGCAATTAGATAAGTGCCACTTGCCTCCTCATCATATGGTTGCTCCTCTCTCAGTTTCTCTGCTACCATGTTAGGTAGCATAATCTTAACCTTATCTCCTACCTTCAGGTCTGAGTTGCCAGCGATCTCAATCTGAACTCTATGAGTATCCATCAAGTATCTTCTACCAATAGACTGTGCAGTATAATATTTTGCATAGTCTGGGAACTGTGTATCACCACCCTCTTCTGGGTTAGCAACATCTTCTCCGCTATACCATGCCTCATGGTCTAGCAGGATACTCATAACTCTGCTAGGTCTTGATGCTAATTGTTTTTGATACTTTGCTAGTGTTACCTGACTACCAAGATGCGACATGTTATTGAATGTCTTTGCCATGTCATAGGTATACTCTTCATACTTTTGAGAAGAGATATCAAAGTAGCACATGTGTGTAGAATATATTCCGTTGTTTAACTTCTCAGACATGTCGATGTCACCATCGAATGCATAGTTCTCAATGTTATAGTATACCTGATCAGGTGGCATACCAGCAGATGGACGTGAGTAGTATGTTTCTACTGGTGGAGTGCCACCGAAAGAATCTGTCCCATCTGAGCATAGTCTATCCATAGATTGAAAGATGAATCCATCTTTGTTCTCAAAGAATAGATAACCTGCTGTTCCTGATGACTTCTTCTTATTATTACCACCTAGTTCTGATTCGCTCTTAGTATCATCAACACCACCACCTTTGTTGAACTTGGTTGACTTTGATACTGTCTTATACATCAATGATTGCACCAAAGCATGGCACTTCTTACCATTAGGGAATATACTCATCTTGAATTGAGATTCTTCTGCAAACAATTCTTTATCAGTCTTCAATACATTCTTAAGAACATCCTTAACAATTGCTTCTGAGTTTGCTTTATATTTTTCTGTTACTCTAGAAGTATCATTCTCCAGACCTTCCTTAGATGTAAGCACTAAAGTATAATATTGCATGTTCCTTTCAACAGATCTGTTTACGATCTTCTGAACCCTCATCTTATATTCTACTGCTTCCTTTCTAATGTTGATTAGTTTAACAGTAACTTCCTCTCCACCTTGGATAGGTAGGTTACCAATAAAGTTTTGTCCACTGTCAATCATCAGCATGTTTGCTGTAACAAATGGTTGATAGATATCCTCATAGTAAGAGAACATTCCAACTGCTTTAGTAACATCATACTGGACGCCATCAACGTCAGCAATGACTACTTTCTGAGGTTCAAATTTCTTAACTGAGTTTGACATTACGGCATACCTCCTAGCAATGACATTCGTGCGTTAGGGTTTCTCACTGGAAGATTAGCGCCACCATTGCCTGAGTTATCAGGTTCTGCTGCTGGTGCTGGTGCTGGTGCTGCAGGAGCAGGAAGAACAATTGGTGCTAAAGTTGCTGGTTGATTTGATTCTGGTGCAGCAGTTGGTGCTGGTGGTCTTTGTGATATTGGGGTGCTAGTTGGTGCAGCTACTCTGGGGGTTATTTTACCATTAGCAGCAAGACCAACTGTAAAGTAGGAATCTGCAAGTCCCGCACCATTTGTCACTGTGCCATCTTTATAATATTCCCAATGTAGATGTGCTCCCGTAGAACCTCCACCACCAGGATTTCCAGGAACACCACCAACTTTACCAACCATAGTCCCAGGATGAACTACCTCACCATTAGTTACATTAACTGAACTCAAGTGAACATATCTTGATGAAGTTCCGTCATCATGATCAATCTTAACAATACCAGAAACTTGAGATCCTGTATCAGGAGCCATAACTTCGGATACTTTTCCACCTTTTTTTAATGCAATTTCTTTACCTTCTGGTATAGAATAATCAATGCCATAATGCATTGTTCTTTTACCTGTTATGGGATGCGCTTCCCTCATACCAAAACCATCAGTAGATGCATAGTCACCAACAGATCCTCCATTGGTAATCATTGCTCCAGGACTAATTCCTTTAGATCCAGGTGTTGAAGATGCATTAGTTGCATTACCTGAACCAGTTTTACCATTACCTTTACCTTTTCCTGGTGCTCCAATATTCATTGCTGCTTGTGCTGGACCTCCAAAAAATGCTGCAACAAGATTTCCAGGCAGTCCAAATGCAGCTGCTGCTGGAGTAAATAATCTTTGTAATACTGGACGGAATAGTTTAGAAACTCCGCCCATATTGTTGATTACATTACCAACAGTAGACATTAATAAAGCACCTGCTGCCATAGTAGGTAATTGTAATACCTTGGCAAATGGATCTGCTTTCTTTGCGTTATCTTGATTAGTTTTGACTGCTTGTGTCAGTTTGTTCGTTGGGATAACTGCCTGTCCCGTGGTTGGATTGTCAACAATACCACCACTTGCAAACTTTATTGGTGATGACTCCATTCTTGGAGCAAATCCACCCTGTC